TGCAGTAAACTTATCTGAATCACAAAGACAGCAATTATTAACAGACCTTAACAACAGGTTTAGTGGTGCAGGTAATGCAGGTAGACCTATGTTGCTTGAAGGTGACTTTGACTGGAAAGAAATGGGTCTTAGTCCTAAGGATATGGATTTCCATAGATTAAAGAACATGGCTACAACAGATATAGCTTTGTGTTTTGGAGTGCCTAGTCAATTAGTAGGCGTTCCTGATTCACAAACCTATAGCAATGTAGCAGAAGCAAGATTAGCTTTATACGAAGAGACAATCATTCCACATTTAAGAAAGATATCATCTGATTTAAACGAATGGCTAGTACCTTTGTTTGACGATAGGCTAACTCTTGAATTTGATATAGATTCTATTCCTGCATTAGCAGAACGCAAAAAGAAAACATATGAGAATGTTACCTCTGCTGTTCGTGAAGGTATTATGACTAGAAACGAAGCAAGAAAGATTATAGGACTAGAGACCGTAGAAGGTGCAGATGACTTATATGTATCAGCTAACTTATTCCCTATAAGTGATGAAGGCGTAGATAAGCCTGAAAACCCAGTAAACGAGGAAGACTTAGAAGACTATGACAATGATGATGAAATAGATAAAGAGATAGACTTCTTATTACAAGAAGAAAAGGCTTTATCTGATATTAATACAACACCAACAAGTGAAATGGCATCGGAAGCTAAGAGAGGGTTGGAACTAAGAAAAAAGTTCAATAGGGGTGGCACTGCTGTAGGTGTTGCTCGTGCAAATCAGCTAATAGCGAAAGAAAGACTATCTATATCTACAGTTAAAAGAATGTACAGTTTCTTTAGTAGACATGAAGTAGACAAAAGAGCAGAAGGTTTTAGACAAGGTGAAGAAGGCTATCCAAGTGCAGGAAAGATTGCATGGTTATTATGGGGTGGTGATTCAGGCTTTGCTTGGGCAAAAAGAAAACGCCAACAAATTATGACTGAAGAAGATAAAGAGTTTGCTCTTCAAGATCATGTAGAAAGCAAAGAAGACGAAAAGGCTTTATCAGGAAAAGTTAAAGAAGGGTTACAGAAAAAGGTTGATGACCATAATGAGAAACATGGTAATAGTAAAACCAAAAGAGCAACGCTAAGAATGTTAGAAGCTGTATTTAGAAGAGGTGTTGGTGCTTATAGAACGAATCCATCAAGCGTAAGACCAAGTGTAAGTAGTCCTGACCAATGGGCATATGCAAGGGTCAATAGCTTTTTAAGAGCATTATCATCAGGTAAGTTCAGAGGTGGTAGGCATGACACAGATTTATTTCCTAAAGGACATCCATTATCTAGCAAAACATGAGCCTAGAAAAAAAGCAGTTCAATAGCCTTAGAAGAGGTAGGATTAACACAAGAGCTGAATCAAGAAAACAACTGGTCGTAAGAAATAACTTAGAAAAAAGGTTTTATAAGAACCTAAACACCCTGTTTAGAAAGTTCCTTAATGTACAACTATATCTTTATAAAGAATTTGGTATCTATGAAAACGACATAGCAATTCAATCACTTAATGAAGACTTCATGCCATTGATGTTAAATCAGTATAGAAGAACATTTAAGGTGTTGTATAAACTCAATGAGGATAATTACTACAACGATAAGAAAGCTGATGATGTGTTTATATTTGGTAGAAGTTCAGACTTTGAGACTGTAGTTAATGAATACTTTAATTCAAGGCAACTTATACTAGCAGGTATAACAACAAGAATGGCTAACAGGATTAGTAGGCTTATTGAGAAAGGCAGAGCAGATAATCTTACACTTCCACAGATAGCAAAGTTAGTTTCAGACACATACCTTCCAATTAGTAGAAGTCGTGCAGCACTTATTGCTAGAACCGAAACACACAATGCAGCTTCATTTGCTAATCACTCTTATCATAAGACAGTAGAAGAAGACTTGGGTTTGAAGATGTTAAAAAAATGGGTATCAACTAGCGATGGAAGAACAAGACCTGCTCATGCATCAGCTAATGGTCAAATTGTAGATATGAATGAAGATTTTACTGTTGGTGGTATGCCAATGGGATATGCAGGAGACCCTAAGGGTGGGGTTGCAAATGTCATCAACTGTAGATGTGTGATCATCTACGCTGATGAAAGAGATATGGAATCTTAATCTAAAGGTCTAAATTCCATATAAGGTTCTTCACTATAACCTTCAGGTAACCATTCAATTTGTTTTGTTAAAACATCAATATCAATTTTGACATCTTCGTTACCACCATCTTCGTCAGAATTTATTACAATGCATCTACCACAATAAGCTATAGGATTTGCAACAGTAAATTGAAAGTATCTTTGGTCATTTTTTAATTTACCCTCATCGTCAAAATACATTACAGTATCTAATCCAATTTGTTGTGCATCTATTAAATCGCATTTCATAATGCTATAAAAAGATTTTAAATTATCATCTATATCAATGTATGCAGTAGAACAGTCTACTGGGTCAATTAATATTGCTTTTATTATAGCCATTATTCTGTCACCTCTTTTTGATTTTCAACTTCAATGAATGCTTCTAAAAAACATATTAAATTTTCAGCGTCTTCAGTGTTTAAATACCAATTTAAAGGCTCATGTTTAGTTCTAAGTTTATTATCAGAGGTTCTTTTAGTTTCTTCTTTACCTGCAATTATTCTAAATTGTTTTTTTCCTTTGAAATCATCATCTAAATATGAAACTATTGCATAGTCATTATATTCTGTATTAGAAGGGTCTTTTTTACAGTCACCCTGTTTTTTATCTTTAAAAAAGTGTTGATAGCCCTTTCCATTATTGTATTCAATAAATGCTTTTTTTAGGTTACTTATTTTTTGTTCTCTTGTTAATTTTTTCATTATATATCCTTAATATGAAGGCAGCCTTAGGCTGCCTGTTTATTATCTAATCTAGCTAAAATCTCTGCTGCATTAAATACTGTGAAGTATTTTCTGATTCTTTTTTTCTTGCCTGTCTCTTTATCTTTTTCTTCTTTATAAAAGTATAAGGTTGCTGCTTTTTTTAATCCTTTTAGGGATTGACCTGTGATTCCATCAATCTTTAGTGCTTGTTTAAATGTTAAAAAAGAATCTGATTCATCAAATCCTGCTGCTGCAAGAGTGTCAATGTTCTCTCCTGTGTAATCTCTTTGTGTTAAATAGTTTTTCATTTTATTCTACCTTGCCTTTCGGCTATCAATTTATTATATACACAGTATAAACCCATATTGGAATATGAGCAACAACTATTTCATTTATTTTATATATACCTATATATTGTGCTAATCTATCCAATAAGATACTATATATGTAAATATGCCTGTACTAATATTATATCTACAGTTTAGGCATCAATTTTAATAGATGTATGGGAGATGACACTATGACGAGTGAATATACCGATTCAGTTCAAACATTAGATGTCTGTACTAGTGAGTACGATTCAAATAAAGAAGATTCTATTCAGAATGATGAAAAACACATAAGAGCAGTAGAAGAGACAGATGACTCTTATATTATAGAGTTTGGAAAAAGCAAACCTGATTCTGAAGAAACTGTTGATGATATGGAAGAAGAAAAACAGGCAGAAAAGGAATCAATAGAAATCAAGTCAAGCATCAAAGCATATGATGATGAAGATGAAGATAAGAACTATGGAACATTTGAGGGATATGGTTCTGTCTTTGGAAATAAAGATTTAGGAAATGATGTAATAGAATCAGGTGCATTTACTAAGTCTCTCAAAAGAAGAAAACCACAAAATGTAAAACTCTTATATCAGCACAAGTCTGATATGCCTATTGGTGTGTTTGACGAAATAAGAGAAGACGATCATGGACTTGTTGTAAAAGGCAGACTTGCTTTAAAAACACAGGCAGGTGCAGAAGCGTATGAATTATTAAAAATGGGTGCTTTAGATGGTCTATCAATAGGCTTTAGAGTAAACCCTAAAGAAGTTTCTTATGATAAGCGTGGTAACAAACGTATTATTAAAGAAGTAGATTTGATGGAAGTGTCGTTAGTAACCTTTCCCATGAACCCTCAGGCAACTGTTCGTTCAGTGAAAGGTGAAGAGATTTCTATTAGAGAGTGGGAAAACGGAATGCGTGATGCTTTCAGTCTTTCTCGTTCAGAAGCAAAGATGGCTGCAAAAGCAGTCACTGATGCATTCGGTCAGCGAGATGTTGACTCTAATGTTGAATTGGTAGATGCCATAAAGAACTTAACTAAAACCTTAAAATCTTAATAGGAGATAATTATGTCGGAAGATATAAAGAATGCTATACAGGATATGGGACAAACTTTTGCAGAATTTAAAAAAGTTAATGACCAAAGACTAGACAGCATAGAAAAAGGCGAAAGTACAGCATATGTGGATGAGAAATTAGCTAAGATGGAAGCTAAAATGGATTCTTATGAAGACATTAATCAAAAACTTACTACTGCTGAAGCTAACGCTGAAAACATCAAAAGCCAAATTGAGAAACTTGAAACAGTCGTAAAAAGACCTAATTCAGGATTTGATACTAAGCAAGTAGATGAGTACATGGGTGCATTTGATACTTATTGCAGAAAAGGACTTGAAGGACTTGATGCAATGGAAAGAAAAGCACTAACAGTCAGCAATGACTCCACTGGTGGATATTTAGCACCACCTGAGTATGTGAGAGAGTTACTAAAAACTGTAACTGAAATTTCACCTATCAGAAGTATTGCTAGAATCAGAAGCACAGGTGCTAGAAGCATCCAAGTTCCTAAAAGAACTGGACAGTTTGCAGCACAATGGGTTTCAGAAAGTGGAACTAGAAGTGAAACTACTGGTTGGAATGTTGGTCTTGAAGAAATCCCTGCACATGAGCAATATGCTTTAGTAGATATTTCAGAGCAAGACTTAGAAGATTCAGTATTTAACTTAGAAGCTGAAATGCAATCTGAATTTAGTGAACAATTCGCTAAAGCTGAAGGAAGTGCTTTTGTAAGTGGAGATATGGTTGGAAAACCTGAAGGCTTCATGACAAATGGTTCTGTTTCATCAGTTAATTCAGGTGATGCTAACGAAATAACTGCTGATGGTCTTATTTCTTTAGTGCATAACATCAAGTCTGCTTATTCATCTAATGGTACTTTTGTTTTTAACAGAACTACTTTAGCTAAAATAAGAAAACTAAAAGATACTGCAGGACAATATGTGTTCCAAGCAGGAATGTCATTGCAAGGTGGTGTTACTAACACTATTCTTGGACATAGCTACGTAGAAGCTACTGATATGCCAAGTGAAGGTACTAATACTTTCCCAGTTGCATTTGGTGACTTCAGACGTGGTTATATGATTGTAGATAGAGTCAACTTAGCTGTTCTAAGAGACCCTTTCACACAAGCTACTACTGGTAATGTGAGATATATTGCTAGAAGAAGAGTTGGTGGACAGGTTATCCAAGCTGAAGCGATCTCTAAACTTAAATGTTCAGTATAAGGAGTAAATAATGCAAGATTTATCAAATAATATTGAAATAGGAAACTCAATTATAAATGCTGTAAAAACTGCTGCTGCTAATGGCACTGGTATTGATTTACAGGGTTTTGAAGAAGCAACTGCTGTAGTAAGCGTTGGAGCTGAAGGTGATACACTTTCAAGCTCTGTTTACTTTGAAGTATCGCTAGAGCATAGTGATGATGATTCAACTTACACTGATTGTGTACAGGCTGATATTGTCAATGGCACTATTGCTGCAGGTGGTATTTGGTTGAAACTTGATGGTACTACAGGTGGAAATCCTGATACTACAGGTGATCAATGGCAGTGTGGTTATGTTGGTGGTAAGAGATATGTAAGACTAGTTCTAGCTAAAACAGGATCACATTCAAATGGTACACCTATCAGTGGAATGATTGTTAAAAGCAGACCTAGAAATGCACCTACTACTAATGTAGAGCATAATGCTTAATTGAGGTAACTCTTAGGGGAGTGCAAACTCCCCTTTTATATAGGTAAAAAAAATGGGTAGAAAATTTAAGATAGTAGTTCCAAAACCTGCATCAGCAAATGAGCATGGAACAGTAGTAAAACTTTATAAACACAACGAAATTATAGAATCAGCAGGTCAATGGCAAGATGATGT